TAACAGTTGCTCCATCTAATATCTCTAACTCAGCTTCGTCAACAACGGCAGACCCAATTGTAAAACCACCAGCCGTAACGACTCCTGTGGTAGTTATAGTTGAGCTACCCGTATCAATTGTTCCAAACCCAGATGTTATAGAGCCACTATTCAAAGCTCCAGTAGTTACAATGCTACTACTACCTGCAATAGGAGAGTAGAGAGATCCTAAAGCTGTTCCACCTAAGGTTATAGCGTCTGCTTCTAGTGTTCCATCAATATCTGCGTCACCAGAAATATCTAATGTAACGGCATCCAACTCGCCCGTAAGGATAATATTTCTTGCCCCAACATCCCTAAAATCCGAAGCATCTTTGTTAGAGTTGACTACAACAGCTTTTGAGGCAGCTATAGTTCCCGGCGTAATGCCGTCAAGCATTTCAAGCTCTGCTTCACTAATAGCAGCATCGCCTACAGTAAGCGATCCAAACGTCCCACCACCAGTAACTACAAGAGTCCCACCTACAGTAGCGTTTGTGCCTATCGCTACCGTTCCCGTGGTCATTGTTATCGCAGTACTATTTACCACCAGTGGTGTTACAGATGAAGCATTGGCTATAGTTGAAAGTCTCCACTCAGAGTCTTCAGATGAAGCAGAGGCATCGGTCATTTTTAAATCTATATAACCAATGGCAGTGGCTGCACCTCCAGCATCGTCTGCTGTAAAGGTCATCCTTAAGCCATCATTTGCAGCAGGGGTTCCCGAAACTGGGTTTATCTCAAACTTAGCCACCTCTCGCAATCCACCAGCCGCCGCAGCAACATTGGAGAAGGTCTTTAGGCCAGTGATAGTTTGCGAGATAGACTTGCCTACAATGCCATCCGTCCCAGATGTATCTACATTAGACTCATCGATGCTTGTAGATTCTATAAACGTACGTATGTTGGTGATCCAATCCTTAAGCGGAGGTGCTTTGATTTCAGCACCCGCTACAGGCAGTGTAGGATCAGATGGAACGGTGATTGTTGCCATTATAATACCCCTTGACCACTAATTGAATACTCTACTTGATAGCCAACTAATTCAGCCGAGTTTGACCCCGTAAATACTAATGATAGATTTTCAACAGTTCTATTAATTGGAAACAAAACTTTATTGGCTACAGTGCTTGGGTAGGATATTCCACTATCATAAGTGAATCCACCATCATACACGTAGTCTGTTCCCATAGAAAAACTTTTTGATTTTGTTCCTCTGACACCTTGATCTCTTTTTAGTTGGCAGGTAAGAGTAGTAAGAGACCCAGTGTTTTTATAATACAATATTATAGTTTTTATTACTTTAGCTATACCGGGAGTTCCCAAGTCATTGGGAGCAGTTTCATAGGTATAACTAAACGCATCGCCATCGTCCGTTTTACCCGTATTGCCCTTGTAGACATACCCAGTAGAATACGAACCAAGGAAATCAAACTCTGAGTTACTAACTGAAAATGTCCCAATGTAGTTTAAACTGTCAGTATATTTTTCTATCTGTATTTCGCCTGTTTCCCAATCCCAGACCAATACGGTGTCATGCCCAGTAGAGCTACTGGTAGAAGACATAAGGACACGTACTTGGTGATCTTTCTCTCTTACTGTAGCTACGCTGTATTGCAAGCGTGACAGGTTAAACTTGCCGTGAAAGTCTATGTCTCTTGTAACAACCTTATACTGCATGTCGGGTGTAATTACAAAAGCACCCTCTGTAGCAAGGCCGAATATAAATTCTGGACGAACTATAATGCTTGTTTTAGAAACGGGAGAAAAACCCTTCATTGTACTAAGCGGAGTATACTCCAATGCTCCGACATGGTATACAATTTCTCCAATGTATACACCGTCTTGCTTAAAAATGAATACTTTTTCCCAAGCAGACGCAGCACCTATGATGTCTGTGCCGCCAGCGTCAACTTCAAACCTATTGTTTGTATCAACCCTATCTATGTCTACGCCAAAAGTATCAGTGTTGACATCGCACCAGTATAGCCTAGTTGGATACTTAACAGACGATATCGTAGGAGCTACATAAAGCAAAACATTTTTGTGTACTACTATGTCTTCGCAAGTAGTAATCGCCGTAGGGGCAGTAGTGAGAACTGTAGCATTGGAGCTTGTGTTTCCATTCCAAGTCCATATCCTATTAGTTCCATTAACCCCTATCAGAGTGCTATCAAGGTAGGCAAATCTATGCCTAGCTTCTGCGCCAGCATCTATTGTAACAGATCCCGTAAGGTCTGATCTAGTGCTCCCATCATCTGCATATATCTTAGTCGTAGTAGTGTAAAGGTTTCTTAGCCCATGCGTCCCTATGTCTTTTTGTATAAATCCTGTTATTGCTGGAGACCCAGATATTTGTGATGAGTTGTATTTTACATATCCACTTCTACGCCTAGCTAATTTTTGCTCTGACAAGTCAATGTTGTTTATGTCAACAGCATGTTCCTGTGTTAGCTCTGGCTGTGGATACGATAAAAGATCTCTCAATCCCTTGAACACAAAGATGGGCGATCTTTGCAGATCTGGGAAAACTCTCGGTTCGGGCAGTGTAACAGTCATTATTCTGACGCTGCGTTAGGGATTTTTCTCTGCACGGACGAAGAAGGGAGCACATAGCCATTTGTTACATTTTTAAACTTACGAGATGTAACTTGCTTCTGCTCCCTATGCCCTAAGAAGTCTTCTTTTCTTTGCTCAAACTTTCTTGCCGCCAATTGCCCTGCTTGACCCTTGCCTACCAGTGGCAATAAAATAGCCTGTGCTCCATGTATAAGGAGGTCGTGATACCGTGAATCGATCTCTGGCCAATCATCGTCATTGATTAGCGGAGGCTTTTTAGCAAGTGTTCGCACAACGTATGATACAGCAGCATCGGGAGTAGGGTAAAGCTCCCACCATTGATATGATGGAGAATCTCCCCAATAAGGAGGAATTACTGCCAAGACGTTATCTGCTACGTCTTTAATGGTAACAGTCCCGACAAAGGTTACTGAGTTTGACTGCTGCAAAACGACCCTGCGAATGCCAATCCCATTGTCAACAGCATCAAAACTATTTGACGTAGTGCTACCAGAAGTCCCGTTTAAGGTCACTTCTTCTCGCACATCAACGCCACTCGACATACCATTAATGACTGCTTTGTAGTTACTGCCAGCATCTAGCGTCGAAGAACTAGTTATAGACAACGCCCCTGCACTTGCGGGTTGTTTTTGCACACCAAAATACCCAAAAACATATGCTTCTGTTGGAGTCCCAGAGCTAGATGACCCTGCTCGTTCGCGGTCAAAGTCTTGTGATGTCTTGAGGGCTATCTGCCTATCATTGGTGTTGTCCTCTATATTTAAAACCTGTTGCACATATAGAGGCATACCATACTTACTTACGCCAGATACGGTAGTGAAGCTGTACTCTCGACGCTCAAAGTCCGTGTCTGTCTCTGCAAGTAGCTCGTCGTAAATAAGATTAACGGCTCTTTTAGCCATTGTCTCAAATTCATCACCTGACTCTTCAGAGGCAGCTAAATTAAGATACGATATAATATCTGAAAATTTCACTTAGTAACCGCCCTGCCTACGTTTTTGTGACTGACGAGTGCCGCCACTGGCCTTGGTGCGCCTTTTCTTTTCTGCTGCCCTATCTTTTTTTAACTTCTTACCAAAAGCTTTTGCTTTCTCTGACTCTGGGTCGCTTTCCCCCAAGATCATAATTGCAAATGGCCTATAAGCCGCTTCTACGGAGTGCTTGTAAGGAACAAGCTTCTTTCTCCTCTCCTCTCGACTAACCTTGGCCTGTCGTTGCGCCTTAGGCTGTTGTCTAAAAGTAGATTCAGATCTAGTAGCTTGTTTCTTAGTAGCTTTGTTTGCAGCTTTTTTTAACCTTGGCGCACTTGTAGACGATTTGCTTTTTTTGAACAGGCTATGATACCCCTTCTTAGCCATTCTGTTTGCCCCTTGGCCTACCTCTTTTCTTGGAAATAGGCTCTACATTGGTTTCTTCTAGTATACCATCGGCAACGAGTTTTGCCATACCTTCATCTTCTTCTACATCTGGTGCAGATGAAGATTCTACAATCTGCTCTGTGTGCTCTTGGTCAACTTCTTTCATGTCTACCATAGCTTTTATCTGATCGCCGCTATACTGAGACATCAAAAGTTCTATGGCACCATCTTCAGATAATACAGGACGCTGCCCAGTTTTACCGGATTCGCCATCAAATCGCTCAAACATTGTTTTGAAAACACGATCCATGCTGCTAAGCATACTGCTCTGCTCGTCGTTTTTGCGCTCTTCGTAGGTTTGGTGAAGCTTCATCCTACGTTCTGGCCCATCTGTTATCTTGGCAGAGTCTAGGCGAAACTCCCAACGCTTAAATGTTGGGTATTGAATGCCTAATGCTTCCTCTTCTAGCTCTTGCTGCTCCTCTGAGAGCATACGGCCCGTCTTGGTGTCCATAGCAATTTCACCGTTGGGTGTTCCTATGAAACGAAGGATCACACCATCGTCCTCGTTCATACTGCGAGATTCAGTGGTGTTATCAATGTTATTGCTAAAGATGCTGACATTGTTATGGACTACTGTCTCTTCCAACCACTCGCCATGGTGAATAACATCAGTGACACTGGGGTCTACGCCTTCAAACTTCCTATAAACAACTACGCTTTTATCTGCCTGAGAAAGTGGGATTTCTATCCCGTCCGCTAAATTAACATCGGGCGTTTTGAGACTTTCCTCCATAGCAGCACTTAGGTTGGTATCAAGGGTAATGGACGGCTTGCGATTCATTTTAGATCTCCTTAGAGGGTATATCCACTTATATTCACTTGGCAATCAGAGCTTGACGATGCTATGTTGCCCGAAACTGCTTCCCCTTTTACCCCTAATGCCGATAGTCCATCAAATGAAAATGAAAACCCCTCTACTGAAACGTCAAT